GCATATGCTTGCCAGTTTTGACTCACAGGACTATCAATAAGTTTTAAGATATTATAATAATTCATGGGACGAGAAGTCATTGGTGTCCCCGTTAATAACCAAAGTTTTTTAATGTTTTTGGTTACATCCATTATAATCTTTGTTCTTTGAGCCTGAGCATTTGAAACATAATGGGCTTCATCAATAATAACCAAATCAAATTTTGAATTAAGAATTGTTGAACCATTTTTATCTTTTGGGTCGTGAAAGTTTTTCAGGATATCGTAATTTACAATTACGTAATCCGACAATTCAAACTTTTTACCTTCACAGATATAAACTGATTTGTCGGTATAGTTTTTAATTTCTCTTTCCCAATTTATTTTAAGAGATGCCGGACATATGATTAAAATTCTATTTGTACCGCTTTCTAATGAAGCAATCACCGCAGAAGTGGTCTTACCAAGTCCCATGTCATCCGCCAAAATGAACTTATCGTTCTTTAATAATTTTTCTATCGCTTCTTTTTGATGAGCAAGTGGTGGTCGGTTTTCATATTTTGTATAATCAACATCAACCAAGTTTTCGGTGTATTGTTTAATAACCGCAGCTCTCGGTATCCAAAAATCATGGATAGTCTCTCCACTAAAAATTTTACCCCAAATGTGATATGACTTATCTTTTTCAACTAAAATTTTTTCAACGTATATTTTATCAGGTTCCTTAATAAAAGGATTGTCAGCAACAAGTTTTTGTGAAAAGTATGAATCAATCTCAACCCATTTTTTAGCAACTTTTGGAACTACTGAATTGTAGTCAATAACATAATCACATTGAGCTCTTGTTGGAAGATACTTTTTATTTGAATCAATCTGTTTTTTTAATTTGAGGATATAGTTATTTGACCCCTGATAATTTTCAAGAATAGATATTGCTTGTTGTTCAATACTTAAATGTCCTGTAGAAGTTGTCAAATTATTTTAATTAACTATACAACTATAATAATAATCAAAAAAGAAATATTTATCAATATGTCAAATAGAATAGTTCCAATAACAAGGTTAGGTAAATTTTTCGGTGCGGAAGATTATAATTTAGATATTAGTATGGGAAGAGAATGGTTAGAAGGCGATATGAACTTCACTCTTGTACTATATCGTATTGACAAACAGAAGACAAATGTTGATGATGTGTATGGTGAAGCCTCCGTTGATGGTGTTAAATTTTTACCACCTATTGAGTTTAAAGCTTATCTACAAATTGTTGCCCCTGAAAATAAATTTCTTGGGACAAGTAAGATTAATCAAATGGAGCCGGGTAATGCTAGAATTTCGGTTTATCAAAAACATTTAGATGAATTGGAAATTGACATTGAATATGGTGATTATATTGGGTATTACGAAACTGAAACTCAAGTAAGATATTATGTAGTTAATAATGATGGTCGTGTTGTTTCAGATAACAAACACACGTACGCAGGATATAAACCATTTTATAGAACAATAAACGCATCTCCTGTAATGGAAAACGAATTTAGAGGATTATAAAATGAAAATTATTATTTCTAAAAAACAATTGAAAATGATTGTTAAATCAATAGAAGATGGTCGGGTAATTTGTGATTGTGGTTGGTCTTGGGACTTATCTGACGGAGGAAATGACCCATATATTTGTCATAAATGTGGTAATGATAATGAAGAAAAATAATGGCTTTACCAAAAATTAAAAAAACTTTACCTCTTACATACCCTCCTATTGGTTATGAAAGAAGAGAACAACTTCTTGAAGATATTAACAAGGATGGAACTTACTTGCCTAAGTCTATTTTACATGAAGATTTGGATAGGGGGTTTTTGGACTTTGTTAAAGATGATTTAAAAACTGTTGTTGGGGGAAAGATTGTTAAGGTTGTAGATATATTAATGACAACTCAGAATTGGTCTCAATTTACACAGACTTGGGATTTTAATAACATTGATAAAAATGTTCAACCACCAATTATTACAACAGTAAGAACTCCTGAAGTAAAATACGGGACATTACCATCATTAAGATATAACATACCAAATAGAAAACAATATTATTATGCTGCGGTTCCTACATGGGACGGACAAAGAAAAGGTATGGACATTTACACCATTCCACAACCTGTTCCTGTTGATATAAAATATTCAGTTAAAATTATCTGTAATAGAATGAGAGAATTAAATAAATTCAATCAGATTGTTATTGAAAAATTTGCATCTCGTCAGGCTTATACACAAATTAAAGGACATTACATTCCAATAACACTTGACGAAATATCAGATGAGTCGGTTATGGATGTTGAAAAAAGAAGATATTATATACAATCGTATGCTTTCACTTTACAAGGGTTTTTAAGTGATGAAGAAGAATATGAAGTTAAACCTGCAATCAGTAGAAGTTTAATGTTAGTTGAAATAGACCGTAGAAAGAAAAAAGTTAAAAGAAAACAATACCCACCAAATCCTGACCAATATGTTTTTAATGCGAACTTTCCTATAGGTATGACTTCTTATACTCAAACATTTAATTATTCGGCCAATATTAATATTAATGGTGATGTTAATATTAACACATATGAATTTTTAATTAATGGTTTGTATTATGGAAATGATATTACAACATTACCTGCCGGTATGATACAAATTAATACAAATGATATTTTAACTATTAATATTGTTAAAACAAATAACGCTCAATCATCGTCATTTAATTTAGTATCAACAATAGTTTAACGTTCCCCGTAGATATCTTTTTTTTCCTCACAATTATCCCTAATTAGTTTTTCTAAAAACTTGTGAATCTTCAAACCATGTTTCATACAATAGTCCTTTAGGGTTTTATGACTGTCAGGGGATATTTTTATATTCTTAATTTCCAAGGTAGAAAAAAGGTAGAATTTATTCCTACTGATTTATAAATAGTTAGTGACCCCATTAGTTTTTGATTAAAATGACAATATTTATCAATAAATAAATTTTTAAAAACATTTAAAATAAACATGGCAACATCAAACAAAGTTTTCGTCTCGCCGGGTGTATATACATCAGAAAGAGACCTATCATTTGTTTCACAAAGTGTCGGAGTTACTACTTTAGGTATAGTTGGGGAAACCTTAAAAGGTCCTGCGTTTGAACCTATATTTATCTCAAGCTACGGAGAATTTGAAACTTACTTCGGTGGTACACTTCCGGAAAAATTTGTGAACACACAAATCCCAAAATATGAAGCGGCATACATTGCTAAATCATATTTACAACAATCAAATCAACTTTTTGTAACAAGAGTTTTAGGTTTATCAGGTTATGACGCAGGTTCTTCTTGGTCTATTACTACTGTCGCGAATGTTGATTGTAATACAGTAGGACTAACTGGAGGAACTTCGTATAGTTTTAATTTTACAGGTTCAACTGCTTCAACAACTTCAATACAGTTTACTTCAGCAGTACCTTCAGTAATTTCAGGTAATACTTACTACTCAAATAATTACACAGCATTAGATGGAACTAATTCATCAATATTGTCAGATTTAAGAAATCAGATATCAAGTATTTTATCAAGTAATTCATTATCAGCATCATCGGCGTATTATTTCGGACCTGTTTCAGGGACTCAAGTTAATGCGAATGTTGTTGCTGGTTTAACTGCTGCGACAAACGTATTTGATGTAGATAGTATCAGCGCATCAACAATAGATTATTGTTCAAGTGTAAACGACACTTGGTTCTACGCTAACTTTGTACCACCTGCAACAGGTGAGGCATATTACGGAAATTCTTTTTATAGTAGAATCGGTTCTTTATCAGGAACTGCATTTGGAACCTCTGGAAGTTTTACAGGAACTGTTTCAGGGTTTTATTATGGATTTTCAGGTTTAACTTATTCAGGATATAATGATTTAGTAATTGCGACACTTCGTTCAAGAGGTGTTACTAATTATTCATCAACTCAACATGGTCCTGATTATCAAGTAACTGGAACATCTAACGTTCAAATGGTTTGTACTGGAAGTTACTCAGCGGTAACACAAAATCCATTTGCAACATTTGTAATTTCAGGTTTAAGTTACGACTCTACGTCGTTTAGTTTTGAAACTTCGTTTACACCGTCAAATGCTAACTTTATAACTAAAGTATTTGGAGTTGAAAACTTCGCTAAAGACCAAACTGAAGTTCCTTTATTTACTGAAGAAAGATATTCTACGTTATTATCTTATGGATATAATAAAGGATTTATTAGAGGTTTAAATTGTTCTTTAACTGCTTTACCTGAAGCTAGAAATAATAGTGTGGATTCAATTGCATATTATTTAGAGAGATATCAAACACCTCAATCACCATGGGTTGTTTCAGAATTACGTGGTAATTTAGTTTATAGATTATTCAGAGCAATTACAATTTCTGACGGAAATGACGCTAACGCTGAAATTAAAATTTCAATCGCAAACATTTCATTTAACAACGGAACATTTGATTTGATTGTTAGAGATTTCTTTGACACGGATTCTAACCCTGTTGTTTTGGAGAAATTTACTAATTGTAGTATTAATCCTGGTGAAAATAACTACATCGCTAAAAAAGTTGGTAGTTCAGATGGTGAGTTTGCAATTAAGTCGAAATTTATAATGGTTGAAGTTAACACGGAAGCTCCGGTTGACGCACTTCCTTGTGGATTTGAAGGTTTTGAAACTCGTAAATACACAGGTGCTAAATCACCATTCCAAATTTATAAGACAAAGTATGATTACCCAGGTGAAGTTATTTATAACCCACCATTCGGAACTACTTCAGGTGCTGATAACTCTGTACAAAGTTCAGGTGATAATATAAGAAGAACTTACTTAGGTATTTCTTCAGCAGTGGCGTTCTCGTCGGATTCACCGGGTTATGACCCAGATTTCTTCCAATACAAAGGAATGCCAAATCCAACAACAACTACTTGTACTGAAGCAAATCATGTAACTTGGGGATTACAAACTAAAGGTTTCCACATGGATAGTGGAGCAACTTCAGTAACTATTGCAAATGTTTACTCAAATAGTGGACAAACAGCGTTTTATGTTGGGGCGGGAGCGTTTAGTTCTGAACCTACTTCACAAACTAGTCCATATTACTTCTTATACTCTCGTAAGTTTACTTTCTTGGTACAAGGTGGTTTTGACGGATGGGATATCTATCGTGAATACAGAACAAATGCTGACCGTTACAGATTAGGTAATACTGGTTACAAGCAAGGAGCGTTAGCGGGTTGTGTACCTTACACAGATGCAACAGGATGGGGAGCGTTTAAACAAATCACAGTTGGTGATAACACTGTTGATTACGCAAACACTGACTATTACGCATACCTATTAGGTGTTCAACAATTTGCAAATCCTGAGGTAACAAATATCAACGTGTTAGTAACACCTGGTATTGATTATGTTAACAATGGTGATTTAGTTGAACAAGTAATTGATGTTGTTGAGAACGACAGAGCGGATTCAATCTATATCTGTACGAGTCCTGACTTCAACTTGTTACAACCATCAACTTCAATGGATAATTTAATTTACCCACAAGAGGCGGTTGATAACTTGGAAAATACTAATATCGATTCTAACTACACCGCAACTTACTACCCATGGGTTCTTACTCGTGATACAGTAAATAACACTCAAATTTATATTCCAGCAACTGCTGAAGCGACAAGAAATTTCGCCTTAACAGACAACATCGCGTTCCCTTGGTTCGCAACCGCTGGTTATACAAGAGGTGTGGTAAACGCAGTTAGAGCTCGTAAGAGATTAACTCAAGAAGATAGAGACACTCTTTACAAAGGAAGAATTAACCCAATTGCTACATTCAACGACGTTGGAACAGTTATTTGGGGTAATAAAACTCTTCAAATCAGAGAGTCAGCTCTTGACAGAATTAACGTAAGAAGATTGTTATTACAAGCTCGTAAGTTGATTTCAGCAGTAGCCGTAAGATTATTGTTCGAACAAAACGACAACTTGGTAAGACAACAGTTCTTAGATTCTGTTAATCCAATCTTAGATGCAATTCGTAGAGACAGAGGTTTATATGACTTCAGAGTTACTGTTCAAAATACACCTGAAGACTTAGATGCTAACCAAATGGTAGGTAAGATTTACATCAAACCAACTAAAGCTCTTGAATTCATTGACATTGAGTTCTTAATCACTCCAACAGGAGCGTCGTTTGAAAACATCTAATCAACGATAAAATAATTGAAAACCCTCACGAAAGTGGGGGTTTTTATTTTACATAATATTTATAGATATGAAAATATTTTTAGTAGAAGAATTTGATGAAGAAATCACACCCGATTTAAAATATTACGCTTTTGACTGGGACGATAATATTCTTACAATGCCGACACAAATAATACTTCGTACAGAGGATAATGAAGAAGTTGGTATGTCAACTGAAGACTTTGCGGAATATCGTGTTAAGGTTGGAGTTGAACCTTTTGAATATAAGAAAAAAACTGTTGTAGGGTTTGCTGACGACCCGTTTAGGAACTTTGGGACTAAAGGCGATAAAAGATTCATCATTGACTCTATGATGGCAAAACCAGGTCCTGCATGGGATGATTTTGAAGAAGCAATTAATGGGGGTTCTATTTTTTCAATAGTTACTGCAAGGGGACACTCACCATTGGCTTTACGTAGGGCAATTGAAAATATGATTGAAACTAATTTTAAGGGAATATCTAAAAAAGAATTGGTTAAAAATTTAAGAAAATTTAGAAAGTTTGCGGGTGAAGAGGATATGAAGGATAAAGAACTTATAAATGCTTATATGGATATGAATAAGTATTATCCTGTAACATTCGGAGCCGGGTCAGCACAAAGTCCTGAGGTTGGTAAAGTCGCAGCTTTAAAAGAATTTCAACAATATGTAAAATATTTAGCTGGTAGATTAAATAAACCAATAATGTTTAAAGATGATATTAGTAATAGATTCATACCTAAAATAGGATTTTCAGATGATGATTTAAGAAATCTGGAAAAAGTTAAAGATGAATTATCTAAAGACCCAGAAAATATTATTCAAACAATATCAACACATGGAGGAGAAAAGAAATTATACTAATATTTATAAACTGGACTTATAGCAAGTTTGACTAAAAAAAAGTTTAAAGTAAATAGAAAAATATTTAGTTGACACTATTTATAATAAAATAAAAGAAAATTTAAAAACAAAATGATATGGCTGATTTACTGATGAAAATGCCTTTTCCGTATGAACCCAAAAAGAAAAATAGATTTATTCTAAGATTTCCTTCTGAATTGGGTATAAACGAATGGTTTGTAGAAACAACAAATAGACCTAAAATAACAATTGGAAGTATTGATATTCCTTTTCTAAACACTAAAAGATATGTTGCAGGAAAATACGAATGGGGAACTATCGGTGTTACACTACGTGACCCAATTGGACCTTCAGCGGCTCAAGCAATGATGGAATGGGTTCGTTTACACGCTGAATCAGTAACGGGTCGTATGGGTTACGCGGCAGGATATAAGAAAGACGTTGAACTTGAAATGTTAGACCCGACAGGCGTTGTTATTGAAAAGTGGTCTTTAATCCAATGTTTCTTGACTGACGTTGATTTTGGTTCTCTTGGTTATGCAGACGACGCATTAGCTAATATTACATTAACACTTCGTCCTGACTATTGTGTATTACTTTACTAATACTATTACAAATATTATAATAAGACCCACAGAAATGTGGGTTTTTTATTTACAATAAATTAAACTATTATATGTTATAAACAAAAACGAATTTATGGAAGAACAGAATATTAACCAAACTAATTTTAATTTACCACATGATGTATTAACTTTACCAAGTGGAGGTAAATTTTATAAAAACAAAAAAAAATCGGTTAAAGTTGGTTTTTTAACTGCTGCTGACGAAAATATTTTGGCAAGCGCTTCTAATATGTCTGGAGACCAAGTTATCCAACAATTAATTCGGGCTAAAGTTTATGAACCTGATTTGAAGGTTGACGATATGTTAGAAGGTGATATTGAAGCGATTTTAGTTTTTTTAAGAAATACTGCGTTTGGTCCTGAATATAACGTTAATTTAACTGACCCTGAAACAGGTAATAAATTTGAATCAACTTTTTCTTTGGATGAGTTAAATTTTTCTAAACCCGAAGTTGACCCTGATGAAAATGGACACTACACTGCAACACTTCCAAAAAGTGGAAAAACCGTAAAATTAAAATTATTAACTTTTGGTGATAAAAAAGAATTATCGGATAGAGAAAATTCATATCCCAAAAACATGGTAACACCTAAAGTTACTTGGAGATTATTAAAACAAATTATTAGTATTGATAATAATGAAGACAAAACAGAAATTGCTAAATTTGTTGAAAAAATGCCAATAATGGATTCTAAATTCATTACCAATTTTATAAACAAAAATCAACCGTCATTAGACTTAATCAAAGAAATTATAGCCCCATCTGGAAAAAGTGTACTCACGCGAGTTACCTTTGGGGCGGAGTTTTTTCGTCCTTTCTTCTGATTATACCAAACATCTTTTAGACCAATATCTTTTATTGAGTAGGTTTTTACATATTCCGTATTCGGATTTTATGTTAATCCCTACGTCTCATCGTACTTATTTGGTTAATACTGTCATAGAAATGAATACTCCTAAAAGTTAAACCTAAAGTATTTATTTAAAAAATACGTATGTTACTAGAAGATGCTTCAAAAAAAATTGCCTTAGACGCTGAGGAAACTAAACTTATAGGTTCTAATTTACTTGATTTAGCAGCAAATATTAGTAACGTACTAAAACCAGCTCAAGATTTAATCGTTAGTTTTGCTGAGGTAGGTAAAAGAATTGGGGAAGCTGACAAAGGTGCATTTCAGTTGGTCGGAAAAATGGGGTTAAATGAAAAGGCCGCTGAAAGAATTAAAAGAACTTTTGGTGAAGCGTATAATGAATTAGGTTTAATTGGTGCTGATTTTGGAACTTTCGTTAAAACACAAGAAGAATTTAACACCGCGACAGGACGTAATGTAATTCTAACAAAAGAAAATTTAAAAGACTTAATTTCTACTAATAAAGTTACAGGAGTTGCCTCGGCAACTTTATTAACAAGTTTTCAAAACGCTGGTTTTTCAATGTCACAAATTAGTACAAATATGGAGAAAGTGGTTACACTTGCTTCAAGTATGGGGGTTAATAGTCAGGTTGTGTCTAAATCTGTAACTGAAAATTTAGAAAAATTAAATAAATTTGGTTTTGGTAATGGGGTGGAAGGTTTGGCAAAAATGGCGGCAAAGGCAGCATCTATGAGAATAGACATGAAATCAGCCTTTGCAGTTGCGGATGACATCTTCTCGAGAGGACCGGAGGCTGCTATAGAAATTTCTGCGACTCTACAACGGATGGGTGCAACATCAGGGGCGTTACTTGACCCATTAAAACTTATGGATTTGGCTCAAAACAATATTCCTGAGTTACAGAACCAACTTGTTGATTTATCTAAACAATATACAGTATTTAACGAAGATACTAAACAATTTGAAATCATGCCAGGTGCCAGAAAGCAATTGAATGAAGTTGCAAAATCTTTAGGTATGAGTTATGATGAATTTGCTAGAATGTCTTTGGAAAGTTCAAAAATGGAAAAAAAACTTTCTGAAATTGATTTTAGCCGATTTAACATGAATATGACTGAAGAACAAAAATCTTTGATTACAAACATGGCAGAAATGAATACTCAGGGTGAGTATGTTGTTAAAGTAAAAGATGAAAAAGGTGTTGAAATTGAAAAAGCTATAAGTGAATTAAACCAAGGTGATTTAGAAGAACTACAAAAACAAACTTTAACTGAAGGTGAAAAAATGTATGATATCGCTTCACAAAGTTTGAGTCAACTTGAAAGAATTGGGAATTTACAAGAAACTTTTGCTAATTCTTATAGTACTATGTTGGCAACAAGTGAATATGGAAATACCTACTTACAAACATTAGTTGCGGGTAATGAAAAATTATATGGTGTAAATGACGCTTCAAAAAATGAAACTTTAAAACTTTTTAATTTAAATAATGAGGCCATGAAGCAAAGTAATGCTGATATTGCAAATTTAACTAAATTAGCTCTTGAAAAAGCTCAAGAGGGAAAATTTGCTGAATCTGCGGTTCTTTTTAAAGAACTTGGTGAACAAAGTTTTGGTCAAATGAAAAAAGGTTTGGACGCGAGCTACCAAGACAAAACTGTTGTAAGTATCCTAACTGACGCTGGAATTAATGTAATAGCTAAAACAGGCGCGGAATTAGTTAACACTTTTGTAAATTTTTTAAAAACTGGAGATTTAACTAGCTTTATACCTAAAAAAGACATTGCAATCACCGCTGACGGAATGCACTACTCTTTAGATAAAGGTGATATGTTGATGGCACTTAACCAAGAAAAATTAGCTTCCGCAATCGGAGCATCATCACCTTCACCAATCTTACCAACTGCGGTTGAAAATAATTACGCTTCTAATGAAGTAAAAAAAGAATCAACTCCAAAAGAACTTAATGTGAATATAAACTTTACACATGAGTCTAAAGGTGCTGATATAAATGTTGCTCAAGAATTTTCAAAATCTTTAAGAGATAATACATCATTACAACAACAACTTGTTCAACAGATAAGTGAAAATATTAAAAACTACGGTTTGACTGCCTGATAAAATCTGTTTCATTCTATTTATTATAAAAAGATTTGATGCAAGAAAATATTCTTTCTTTTAACGGTTCGGAAAATTTTAGAAAAACACTTGTTTCTCGAAACTTAAAGCCTTATAAAATTGAGGGTTCATTTTCCAGTGCCGAATATCAACAAAATTATACTGCAAATTTAACGGATAGTTCACCTGTTGACACCCCTGATATAAGTTATGATATATATGAAGAGCCGAAATTAAATACAATTATAAATGTTTACGGACCGGCTGGAAATTTCATTGACGGTGCTGAAGTAGTAAATTCTCTTGATATACCACAACCACCAAGACCTGTTTCTACAGGTGAGGAAATTGGTCAAAACGAATATAACCCAAACTTTACTAAACTCGATATAATAAATGAAACATTTATTGATAATGTTGCGGTTGTAAATCGATATACTCCTGAAGGTAATTATGATGATTTATTTGTTGTTGATGAAAAAATATTGGCAAAAACATTACAACAAAGTGGAGTTTATGGTGACGGTATTTCATCTCCAATAAATTTTGTTCAGGGTGATTATACTGTAACTGAAATATTAAATAACGACCCTGAATTAATAAGTGATTCTTATATTCAAAAAATTGGCGCGGAAAGATTAACATATGCGTTCCAACAAAGAATTGCTCGTGAAATCGAAAGAAATACTGTTGGGTCAATTAATTTAGGGATTTTAACAAGTCCGTTTGAGGCAACATTAGTTGCTACAGGTCAAGAACCTTTTATACAGAGAAACTATACAATTACAGTTCCTAATGGTGTCATAGATTACGCAGCATACTTTTTACAAAGAGTTGCTGGTTTTTTATTACCCTATTCACCAATCGAAGGAAGTTATTTTTCAGATGTTGAAAGACAAAGAATTAAACCACAACAAACATTAGGTAATTTAGGTGGTAATATTTTAAATAGACAAAATCCTTCTATAATTTTTTTACAAAATACAGGTTCAGGACAAAAAAGTGTTTTATTTAATACTATTGCTTATAACAGATATAAACCTGATTATACATTTTATCTAACTCAACTTGGTAGTTCTCTTTCTGACTTTTTTGAAAATCCTAATTCTATCGGTAATTTATACATTGGTAGACAAGAGTCGGACATAATTAATGTTACATCACCTCCAGGTGCTAGTCCGGTTAATGCTTATGGAATACCAACAAGGACACCTGTTTACGGACCTGATAAAGTCTCAATGCTTTATGAAGGTGACCAAAACTTCCAATTTGGTTTGGCTGGAAAAGATTATAGTCAAAGACCTGTTTTTGACGGAGGGTTTGTTTGGATATCTGAATTAACAAAAGTTGAAGCAGGAAGAACTGTTGGACAAGATGGTAGAATTTATGACAATAATTTAACATTTTCACCACTAAGTTCATCTTATCAACAAGTCTTGTCAACAGGATATGAGTTTAGACCTGGTTCAATATTAGATGTTACACAAAGAATAATTGACTCTACACCTGCTCAGGGTAAGGATAGATTAGCTCATGTGGGTAATGCGATGAACCAAGTGTCGAAAGTTTTTTGGGACGGATATAAGGAATTAACAAAGGGTTCCAAAGTTAAAAAATATGTTGATGAGAATGGTTCTATTGTTGGAACTGAGTATGGTAGAATTTTCTCAAAGGATAGACCTTACTACACTTACGGAGATTTACAAGGAACTTACGCTAACAAAAGTGGGGCGGATACAAACGGTAATATAAGAAGGTATTCATATTCGGTATTAGATAGTGCGTATAACCTTAATATTGTTCCTTATAAAAATGGAGGAACATCAACTCAAGGAGGAAGTGTTAAAAAATACATGTTTTCGTTAGAGAACTTAGCTTGGAAATCAACACCTGAATTTAATAATTTACCTGATATTGAAAAGGGCCCAAACGGTGGTAGAATCATGTGGTTTCCACCATATGAATTAACTTTTGGAGATAGTTCTACAGCAAATTTTAATGCAACTAATTTTATCGGAAGACCTGAACCAATCTATACTTACAATAATACAACAAGAACTGGTGATATAAGTTTTAAAATAGTTGTTGACCATCCATCAGTATTAAATTTAATTGTTAATAGAGAATTAGAAAATCAAAATAGTGATTTAATAAATGGTGTGGTTAATTCATTTTTTGCTGGATGTAGAAAATATGACATATATGAATTAGCGAAAAACTTTGGAAGTTTAAGTTTAAACACTATCGAAGACATCTATCAACAAGTATTAGAAAGTGACCAAACATCTCAAGAAGATAAACTTGAGGCTTTAGAATCATTACCACAAGATGAAGGTAATCCTACTGATTCACAAAGAGTTAGCTTAAGTCAAAATTACAATGATTTTGGATTTTATTTTGAAGCATATCAAACTATTGATTCATCAACTGATTACGAAATTTTGTATGCTGATTATCTAAGTAAAGAAGGGTTTTATGCCGAACAACAACCCCAAGAACCTATAAGTAGTTTTTTTGACAAAGTTATAAAAGAAAATTATAATACAATACTATCATTAAGAGATGAGATTGTTGAAATTTTAATTGCTGGTGGTGAAGTAAGTTTAGAACTTGTTGGCACTTTGGATGTTGAAACAAATTCTAGTGAGTCTTCAACATATAATAATGATAGATTATCATCAATTAATATATTTTTTGAAGAATATGTTTTTCAAAGTACGTTAGCTAGCAAATACATTAACAACGGAAAGTTGAAAATTACATTAAGTAGTGAAATACAATCTTCCGCAATTATAAAATCAAGTGAACCTTTTGACTCGTTTGATTGTAACACAATTATTAATAACACTAACACTCCGTTCTCAATTCAAGCGATGGCTTGTAGAGGTATAAGAGTAAAAAATGTAATAGTTACACCACAACCACCTGATAGTGAAAATAGTGGTGCGGTTAACACAAACAGTAATGATGGTGACAGTAATTTAAGAAGAAGTACTGGACAATTTTTGTCAGATGTTTTTGGTAATAAGAAAAAGAAAAAAGAAAGTGTTGAGGCTAAAGCTAAAAATTTAAGTAAAACAATTCTATCAGAATTATTAAATGAGAAGAATTATTTTGAAATAATTAAACAAGAAGACCCATTTTTATATGATAGTTTTAAAACAAAAATTAAATTCTTTAACCCAGCATTCCACTCTATTACACCTGAAGGATTTAATTCAAGATTAACTTTTTTAAATCAATGTGTTAGACCTGGTAATACAATACCAACAAAAAATACTTCAGGTGATTTTGAAACTAAAGATTCTTTAAATACAAATTTTGGTTCACCACCTATTTTAGTGTTAAGAATTGGTGATTTTTATAATTGTAAAATCGTACCTGAAACTTTAGGTTTTACATACGAAGCATTAGATTTTAATCCTGAAGGTATTGGTGTTCAACCAATGATTGTTACTGCAAAATTAGGTTTTAAAATGATTGGTGGACATGGTTTAAAAGAACCGATTGAAAGATTACAAAACGCTCTTTCATTTAATTATTATGCTAATACTGA